TAAAATAATCGGCAGTAAATGCTCCTTAATTTGTTTCATCGTCTTGCAATTTAGCCGCTAATTTGTCAAGTATTTGCGACAAAGCAACCACGTCAGCCATTTGATATACGCCCGCTTTTACTGCGATTTCAATCGCTTGTTTAATTACGTTTAACTCTTCCATTTTTAGTATGTTAAAATAGTAATGTTTTTGTCTTTTGCTACGCATTGCTCAACCCAAGTGTTATTCATACCCCAAAGCGCAAACTCGTCATCGGTTAACGTGTAATTCCAATTAGCACACATTAACCCTTCATCGGTTAGTAACTCGTTGTAAGTTGTGCAAGTGGTTGCATCGGTTGCAAAGTTAAGTATTAAAACTTTTAGTGTTGTCGCTTCGCCTGTAAAGGGGAAATTAATCGGTTGAATTTGTGCCATTTTTATTTATATTGATGTTATTGTTTCCCAAGTTGATGCGGTTCTTACGCATAATTTTCCAAGTGTTGTATCGTAAACAACCAATCCCGCAGCGGGTGTAGTTATTGCGTTTTTTTGCGTGGTTGTCATTCTCGGTGGAAGGAAGCCTTGAGTTGTTGAATTTACTGTTAAACGTGCCGAAGCCTCATCAGTATAAGTTCCCCCGTTTTGAATAATAAAATTTCCCGTTGTATTAGTAATACGAGCAAAAGTAATACCTGAATTTGCAAAACTTAAATGTGTATCAAAAGAGGCAAATACGTTTGAAAAAACGGTATTTTTAAAAAGTCCGTTTGAAAATGGAAATGATGAACTTCCTATATTGTAAGTACTCCCTACCGATGGTAGTATATTCCCAACAACAGTTAATACCCCACTAACCCTCGCCGTGCCGTTTACGTCTAATTTATAGCCTGCGTCGGTTGCAACATTTATAGCGACATTACCATTTGCAAAAATTCGCATTCTCTCATTTGAATTAGTCCAAAATGCGATTGGATTTGCACCATTTTGGAATAATATTAAACCATTTGAAAATCCTGAGTCCGAAAGTAACATTGAAGTGTTTGCCCAAGGTGCGTGAGCCGCTGAATGCGCTCTTAAACTTAAACCTCCAACAGCTGAATTAGCAACAACAGTTCCGTAAGCTAAACTTCCTGTATTTAGATTTCTTGCCCATATTCCATCCGAACCATTAACGCTCGTTTCAACTTGTAATTTCAGAGATGGCGTTGTCGTTCCAATCCCTAAACGATTATTCGTATTATCCCAAAATAGTTGAGCATTTGATTGCGCTATTGTCGTGCCATTTGAAAATAAAACGCTGCCGCTTGTTAGTGCGGGAAGTGTAAATTTGCCGTTAAATGTACTCCAATCAGTAGACGATAAAGCCCCGCGATTTGCAGCCGAAGCCGTTGGTACGTTTAATGTAATTACAGGCGTTGTTGTGCCTGTTGCAACGCTACTGCTTAAATCCGTTCCGGTAGTGCCTAAAGTCAAAGCCGATACGCTTGTAACAGTTCCGCTACCTTTGCCGTTAAATGTACTCCAATCGGTTGAAGATAAAGCCCCACGATTTGTTGCGCTTGCCGTTGGAAGATTAAATGTGTGCGTTGCAGTTGTTGAACTTATAGCAAAATCCGTTCCGCTTGTGCCTGTTGTAAATGATTGCACTTGCGCAGTCAATCCGTTTAGCGCAGTTAATCCTGTAGAAAATGTTGTAATGACTTCACAAAGGTGTCCGTTTTCAGTATGTAGTGTAATTGTACGCCCTGAGTGAGTTACATATATTCTTACCGCCAACCTATCGGTAGCTAATAAGGTTGTTTGTGGCACTGCTAACGCGCTAAAATACGCATCAATTGCCGTTCCGTTTGTAATCCCTTCGGGTGTTGCTGAGTTTGACGCTATTAATGATAAAGTCGTTCCGTTCCACTTGTATAATTCAACGTAAAATGATGGACTACCGCCACCGCTTGACGCGCTAAAATAGGTTTCAAAGTTCCAATTACCCGCAGGAATTTCCAATAAATTAGGAACGTTTGCGTCGGTTATAAATGATTGAATATATCCGTTAGCTGCAATAGTAAAATCAGTTCCCGCCCCTAAAATCGGAGTTCTATCCATCTCTTTAAAAGCAACACCGCCAAAAGTGCCTTGCGAAACTGAGCCGTTTAAATAAAAAGCCAAAGATGACCCTCCACCTGTTGAAGTTGGGAAGTTTGCAAGTGAGCCATCGCCTCGCACGTATTGACTAACAAGGCCCGCGCCTGTAACTTCCAAAGTTCCTGCGCTTGTAATTGGGCTATTTGCTACGCTAAACGCTGATGGCATTGTCAAACCTACCGAAGTAACGGAAGCGGGAATATCGGCAGCCGTGATAAACGGATTGATGCCATCCTCGCCATCGTTTGTTAAGTCGCTTGTTAAGGTCGGAATGCTCGGTGTATTTGATAAATCAGTATAACTGCCACTTGTTGCAACAGTTGCTAAAATAGGCTTATTTAAAATCTGAGCCACTCCACTAGTCGCATTCCAATCGCTATTTACTTGGGCCGCTGGTATAGTTGGTTTATTTAAAATCTGAGCCACTCCACTAGTCGCGTTCCAATCGCTATTGACTTGAGGCGTTACATCGGCAGCAGTTATAAATGGATGCACGCCATCCTCGCCATCGTTTGTTAAGTCGCTCGTTAAAGCTGGAATGCTAGGCTTGTTTTTTATGTAGTCGGGAGCTTGGTCGTCCGCTTGATCCCAATCGCTTTGCACCTGCTCGCCAATTACGCGGTTGATATTAACCACATAATTATTGGGGTTTGCTATAATTTGCACCTCGTCGACCGCCGCTTGTACGTTGATGTCGATTGTCTCAACTATAACGGCTGCGTTTACGACGATGTCGTTGATTGTGTCTTGTACTATTATATTAACGTTGTCGGCCATGCTTATCGTGTAATATCGTCGGTTACTGTAAAGAGTCCACTTATCCAAGTATCAACCTCGCCGCTATCTTGAGTGATTTGTATATCGTATCGATACGAGCAGGCTTGAATATCTATGATTTGCTCATCAATACAAAACTCGCCGTTAACCGCGTCAAAAATAGTGATTGGCACCTCAAGGGCAACAACTCCCCCTGGCTCTTTTCTAAGCTGCATTTTAACGTCTGCGCCTGTAAGGTTGAGAGCTACGTCGTTAACGTTTATTTGGAAGTCCGTTTGTTTGAAAGTGTCCCCTCTTTTGGTCGTGAAATTTAATGTCGATGCCATTTTTTAAAAATAGTTTTAATTTTTTGATGTTCTCCTCAGTTCGTTTGTCTACTTTTCTCATATTTTAGTAAGGTCGATCAAGCCACCATTTGCCACAAATCAAACGTGAACGCAAAGGGTTGACGATATTATTGGAATTACTTACATACTCAGGCAAATGAAATCTATTTAGCCAGCGCAACATACGGTCTTGATACATTTCGCTTTTTAATCGCATATTATTTACCAAATAGTCGACTTCGGTTTTGTCAATTGCCACCGAATTGTCGGGTTGAGACTTAAATATACCGTTATTGTTTACTTTGTATGCCCCAATTAGGAGGTATTCTACCGCGCTTGCAGCGATTAAAAATGGTTTGATGTAATCTTCGTACAAAATCAAATAATCGTCGATTAAATCGTCGTTATCGAAGTCATCGCAAATTTTATTGTATAGCGTTTCTCCTAAAATCTCCTCAAGCCTTGTTCTTTGGGCATCGGCTATGCAGGGAATATATAAATCGATATCAATATTGCCCCCTAATAGAGTGTTTTTTGTGAGTTCGTTTTCTTTTAAAAGTATAATAGTTGCCATTATTGACGATAGTTTGGAGTTAATGACCAAAAATTGTTTGACTCAGACGCGGTTTGTGCAACTTGTGGCTCGTTTTGTTGCCATTGTGCCATTGGTCGGTCGGCAGGATCAAGGTCTAAAATCATTTTTCGTGCCTCGTTTACGCTTATTTGTTTGTTATTTCGACGCAAATATATTTTTCTCATCCAAAAATGATTGCAATTTACGCCACCTTTATAGAGCCAAATGCTATAATCGTCTGCGCCTTGTGGGCCAAATCCTTTATTCACGCCTTTGGAGCCTGCAATAGTGATGTCCTCTTTGCGATAGGTACGCCCTGCGCTTACCATTTTTTGGCAAAAGTCACGCTCGGCACCTAAACTGCCCTCGTATGTATAGCGTATTTTAAATAGACTTGTGTCTTGCTCGCTTGTCACGTTTGGGAAACTTGCAAACGACTTGGCTAAACTCAAAGTTATTTCGTTAATTTCTAAATCTCCTCTAACTGGTATAGCATCAACCTCAACCCACTCATCCTCGTCTACAATTTCGCCCATCTCAATAAGCGCGTCTGCAACTTCGGAAAGTCTGTTGTCATCTTTTGAGCAACAAACGTGTTGAGTTAATTGCGTAACCGCTGCGGCCTGTTGCGGATTGAATAATGCTTGGGCTACTTGCGCTGGAATGTTTAAGAATTGAACTAAGAAAACAATCGCTTGCTCGGTTGTTAAAATACCCTCACGAACTTTGGCGAATATTTCAATTGCTGAAGTAATTTGCGCACCGTTGTAAGAAACTGCCGCGTCGCTTGTTGCTTTGTCTATTCCTGTTGCAGTAGCAACTACATCCTCAGCTCTTAAGCTCTCAAATTGTAAGTCCAAAGTAATTCCGTTAACGGCAAAAATCTCCATCAATCCATCGAGTATAATCTCTTGCTTTGGCTTGATTACATTAATCATTAACTCCTCAAATCCTACTCTAATTTCGTCAGCCGTAGAACTAAATCCTTTTGAGGACGAAATCCCCACAAGCATTTGAGACGTCAATTTGTGAGCCGTGCAAATTTGCTGTCTTGACTCTTCGCTTAAATATGCATATTGTTGATGCGCGTCGCTAACCTCCAAAGCGGAGATTGTGATTTCGCTATCTTTGTTATCGTTCCAATTTAAAAAGAATGCGCCCGCGTTTTGTGAGCCTGTTAAGTGGTTACGGATTTGGCGTGTATTCTCTTGGATTGTCTCAATTGACTCTTGGACTCCAGCGTTCATATTAATTATGTGGCCAAAGCTCAACCCGTTTTGAATGTGGTTGATTGAGTAGTTACTAATTTCCTCCTCCATACGCGCCCAACTAATCCCCGAAACGTACGAAGGGTTGCTATAATAAAATTGCCCAACTTGGTAATCGCGAATGATGTAAATCTCGGAGCGTTCGCCCATGCCATCGCCAAAACCAAACGCGTCCATGCGCTCGGGCTTGTATTTGTTTACGTTTGAAAAGTCGTAGCTATAATAATATCCAGTTATATCGCCCTCCTCGTTTGCAACTTCGGGAGCAATTCGTTGTTTGGCTACGTGAAAGCATCTTTGTATTTTGCCGTTTACATATTTTAACTCGAGTGAAGCCTCGCCAAACATCTCGAAATCCTTGCAAATTTTACGCAAATCTTTTTTAGACAATAGAGATATAATCGCGGCCCATTCGCTTGGCTTGCGTGCTTTGTCTTTTGAGTTCAATCCTTTACCATAAATGAACTGCGAATAACTGTCAATGATAGCCGAATTTGTAGGCGATCCGTTATAGGCGTCAATTATGACTTGATAAAACGAGTTTTTTTCTCCATTTAATACCCACTTTTTACCGCTTACCTCTTTAATCTCGGGGCGTATGTAATTCGATAGGTTTATAATTTGTAATTTTTCCATAAATTATACTTTTAAAACTCCTTTATTGAGTTCAAAATTCTCTAAGTCGGTTTGTGAAGTAGCATAAGCCTTGCCTCTATATATTAAATTGTCATCCTCGTTGATTGTAACCTCAAACGATTGCCCTTCGGTCATGATTGGCACGCTAAAAACTAATATTAAAACGTTGTTTTGGTAGTAAACGCCAGTAAGGGAAATTTCGTGAGTAATATCTTTGGTCTCGTCACGTAAAAAAAACGTGATTACGCCACTATTATAGCCTCTCGGAATACAACGAAATTGATAAGGCGCAGTTAAATTGAATATCCACATACTATTATAACTGATTTTTATTGTTTTGTAACAAAAAACGCCCCAATAAGGAGCGTTTTTAGAACAAAACTATGAAAGAATTTAAGAAACAACAACGTTTGAAACCAAAGCTTTTAAGGCCGTAATCATTCCACTTGTTAAAAATGGAGATAAATTAGACTGTTCCGATGCGATGGTCAAGGTGTAACCACTTAGGTCTGCACCTGCTCCGCCGCTCACTTTTGTGCAGTTTGACATAGTACCATTTGTGGCACCAATTAACATAATATTTCCGTTGTAGTCTTCAACGAAAACTTGAGGGCGTCCAGCGCAAATAAGTTGTACTTGAGCTTGTAAGTCAGCCGACAATTTTGGAAGTGTAACCGCCAAAGATTGGGCGTTTACAAATGTTCCGTTGTCTTCCGAACTTGTACCAGTTTCGGTTAAAGCGTTTGTAGTCGCTTTTACCTCGTATTGAAACACCTCGTCGAGTGTTCCGAGATCGGTCAATTCTTGAGCTGCAATCGTGTAACCGTAGTCGGCAAAATTTGCAAAATACAAATTTTTAATTCCGCCACGCTGGTCACGGCATCCAAGTAATTTTCCCGCTGAAATTAAACAGGCCATATATTTTTAGGTATTTAAAACCGCCCGAGTTAACGAGCGGTCTTTATTAGTATTTAGTCGAAAGTTAAGTAAACAATTTCCTCAGCATTGTAGTATCCAACACCAACGTTGTAAACTACTTTACCGCGAACTTTACCAGTCAATAACCCGATTTCGTCTTCGTCTACTAAAGCAACTTGGTTGTGGTCAGCAGTCAAACCTGTTGCAAAAACTAAGTTTTTACGCTCGTAGATAACTACGGTGTTTGCAGGCAATCCGTTTAATACGGTCAAAGTGTGACGTCCGAAAGTTAAAGCGAAGTCGTTGTTTCCGTTTCCGTAAACAATACCTTGAGTTGACAAGTAGAAAGCGTAGTATTGAGCAACGTCAGGAGATACTGCGAATACTAATTCTTTGTTTCTCAAAGCGATTGGCACGGCAGCCAAAGCTGGTTTCAAATACTTAGCCAAAACGTTGCCTTCAGTTACGGCAGCGTCAGCAGTTGGCTTGTTTACGTCACCGTCAAGAGCGAACTGAGTTAAGAAACCATCAAAGTTACTTGATGAAGTCCAAATATCAGACTCTAATTTCTCTCCGATAGCACCCAAAACCTCAGCTTGGATTGCATCCATAATGTCACTTGGAGCGGTTGGGTTAGCAGCACCGCCACCCATGATTCCATCAGACCAAGTAGCACGGAAATCTTCTTTACAAACGTCAAAATCATTTTTGAATTTGAACGGCTCAATTAAGTTTTCGTTCAATACGATTGTCCCAGCAGGAGCAAATCCGCAAGTGTATGCAGTTGTTCCGTCAGTGTATGCGATTTTTCGCAAAGACAATTTGTAGTTTACATTTTCAGCGATAGTTACCGCATTTTTTTCAATAGTGTCAATCGTCTTGAACGCTTGACCAATAATCACGCCCGCATCACGGCCAGCGTAGTTAGATGATACAGTTGTAGTTGTAGCCATTTTTTAATTTAAGTTTTTAAGATTATTTTGAATTTTTTGTGATCTCGTCAATTTGACGTTTGAGTTTGAAACCTCTTTAACTTCGGGTTTCGCTTTTGTTGATGCCTTAACGTCAACTTGAGAAGTTTTTACCTCAGCGATTTGAGCTGTCAATTCAGTTCTAACCGATTCGATTTGTTTTGCAACTTCAACGCTCATTGATGTAACGATTGATTTTACTAACTCAGCGAATTGATTTTCGCTTGACATTTCCATAGGTGCTTCCTCAACAACTACTTCCTCAACCATTGCCTCTTTAATTTCGGCGATCATACCTTCCTCGGTAATTACCAAAACTCGTCCGTCTTCAAGTTCGTGTTCTCCAATTGGAGCAGGAACTTTGTCTCCGTTTTCAGCTACAATAAACACAGGCACGCCAGCGTCAAATGATTCAGCTTCCAAAACGGTAACACCATCTTTTAGCATCATGGTAGCCATTGCAACTTCCACTTGCTCGGTCTCGTTCGATAATTTTATCGAGGCAAAACCGTCTTTTATCGCGTTAACGATTTCATTAATATTCATATATTCACTTTTTAAATTTACTCTCTCCATGTCAAAAACCCCATCTATTGAGAAGCCTTTAACTTTGCCTGTCTTAACGTAGTTGTTCCAAATATCCTCGTTGTTTACTTTCATTGCTGCAAACCACGTTCCCACTGGCTCGTTAAATCCGTAGTGTACCGACTTGTCGTGTACCTCGTCCATCTTAATCCACGTTTCAACAAAGGTCACATCCTCCAAGTTGTCGCCTGAGTGTTCAATCGTTGAATTGTTCTGATATCCTTGACGACTGAAATTTTGTTGCACTTGTTTAATCGTTTCCGCAGGGAATACGATATTAAATTCGTGTCCATCCTGATTGCGATATATTGGTTGGTTTGGTATCAATACCGCCCCTAATAAAATACGCTGCTCTTCGTTTATGGTTGCAAGTTGTATCTCCTTTTGTTGTGACAAAGTGATAAACTGTACTCCTATTGCAGGGTCCGATACGAGTGACACCGCGTAGACGCCATCGTTCTCCTCCTCGTTAAACATTACTTTGTAAGTGTCCATACCCTTATAACTGATTTTTAATTGTTTGTTATAAACTTTTTTTCGTTTTCAAGGTTTTAACCTTGAACATTCAACCCATAGATTGAATATTTAACCCTTTTGTTAACTTTTAAATTGATATTTTACCCTCCAAGCGTTGCGCTTTGGATTATATTACGGTCTAAGCCTTGGGCCGTTGTCACATTATTTGCTACGACGTAGGCTTGCACGGGCGTTTGTTGCTGCGCACCCATTACACCCGCTAATTGATTGACACCTGTTGAGCCAACGACGTTGAATTGTGGGGCAGTTGCACCGCCTCCTGCGGCTCCCATACTCGGACTGCTGCCTACACTTCCACCACCGCCGCCACCTATTTGCGATAATGCGGTTGATGTAGCTTTTATAGTTGCTGCAATAGATAAAGCACCTGCCGCAGTATTAATAGCAGTAAATGGCATACCTGCAGTCAAAGGAAATGCAGCTGCCGCTTTTGTGTTTGCAACCATTGTGTTGACAATAATTTTTGCAATACCTGCTGCGTTTTCTAAAATAATACCTGCTCTTGCAACATCTTTATTTTTACCTGCTAATATTTGTAAACTTTGACCAATTGATGCAACATTTTCAAGGCCATTCATTCTTACCTCTTTCTTTGCAGCCTCTTTTTGCTTTTCAATTTCAATTTCTTTATTTGCCGCGTCTTGTTCTTCTTTTAAACGTACTGCAATAGATTCAACATTTAATAAAGCAACTTTGTCAACCGTTCCTTTTCTTAATCTATAAGTTAATTCGCCAATTTCCTCACTTTGTCTAATTGTCTCCGTCTTGTCTTTTTCATATTCAGCAATTCGTCTTTCTCTTGCTTTTGTGGCATTTGTGGTTTCGGTATCTCTTGATTTTACCGCTTGATTAGCTTCAAAATTTGCAACTTCCAAACGACCTTGACGAAGTAAATCAAGATTTTGAGTTCTTAAATCTTGAATTCTTTTGTTTTGCTCTTTTGTCAATAAATACTCTTCGCTTTGAGTGCTTTTTATAGTATTAATTTCTCTTGCATTATTTTGTATTCTTTCATTAATACCATTTATTTTTATTTGAGTCAATTCTCTATCTGACGCCCCGCGTTTTTTTGCCGCTGCAAGTTCAGTTTGTGTTTGATAATCTATTGATTTTGCAGCGTCAGCTGATAATTCTTTTGTATATTCTAGTTGTCTATTTAAAGCCTCTTGCTCTTTTGTTAATTCCTTAGCAGCATTTGCCCCTTCATTCATTTTGGAAACTAAATAACCAATTCCAACAACTAAGGCACCAATCCCAGTTGATACAATTGCAACTTTTAATGCTTGAAAAGAGGCTGCGGTTGTATTTACCGCTCCTGTAAATACTTTTTGAATTACTGCTGCTGCGGCAGTAACCGCTGAATTAATTTTTTGAAAAGTGGTTGAGCTTTGTACTACCGCACTTAATTGTTTAAACGAGTCAATGCTTTCCCCTACGGCTTGGATTCCTTGAGACAAAGCCATTGCACTTTGTACTTTTAAAAGTGTAGCTTGTACTTTTTCAGATTCTACACCAAATAAAGCTAAACCTCCTTGAGCCGCAGCAAAACCTCCAGCAACACCCGACAAAGACGAACTCAAAGCTTTAAATTTAGCGTCGGGATTGAACGCATCCGTTAACGCCTTAGCGTCCCCGATTTGGTCTTTAAGTTCCGCGGCCTTTCGTGCCGCTTGCGCTGCCTCTACCGATGTAACCCCAAATTTATCGGATAACGCGGCTACCTCCGCTTGGGCCTCTCTAAGTTGCGAGCGTAAAGAGCCAACGGCTTGCTCCGCGTTGCCTTGTACTTTTATATCAATAACCTTCTCTATTGCCATTTCATTGCCTTTTTAAATAGTTGTAAATAGTTGTGCGTGTATTCGTATCGCCCCTTGGCAATAGATATTGTCTCGTTGTTCTCATATTGCTCCGCGATTAGGAGCATATCTAAAATATTTTTAAGCATATTGTACTACTGGTATTTTTATTTCGGTTTCTACTCCATTTAAATAATATTGTAAAGCTAACGAGTCACTGCGCTCAATTCCCGAAGTGTTTGCAGGAATAGTTACCTCAATAATAATATCGACGTCGTTGTCTGAGCTTAGTGGATAAGTTAAAAAACCGCCTGATGCAACCACATTAAAAGTATCGTAATTATTGCGGTAAATTATAAACTCAACTTTTTGAGCCGTGTTGTCAACTTGCATAACCATAATATTTGCATAGCGCAAGTAGGTTGTGTTTTCGGTTATATCTCTAAAATCGTTGATTAATTCCAAATTGACTTCGCCTGTTGTGAGGTCGGTAGTCATGGTATTAATTAAATAGCGTTTATTTGATAAAATAATACGATCATTTAGATTTATTGATGTCAACAAATTAGTGTTAAAATGCGCCTTCGCTTTTACAACTCTTGTTCTTTGGTTGTATAAATTATTTATGTAATTAGAATAAAATTGCTGATATAAACCATTTGGCGCAATATCTAAATTCCAAACTGAATTTTCAACTCCCCAGTTTAGAGTTTGCAAATAATTTAAATCACTTGCTCCAAGCTCAATTTCGTTTGAAAATCTTTGATAAGCAGGCAAATGAAAATCTAATCCTGAAGGCGTGTCTTTTAACCAATAATAATTAGCAGTAGTTGGATAAAAACTAACTCGGTTATTGTCATATAATAAAACAGGCTTAGGAGTATATGGTTGCCTATCTTTATTCCAACAGGTAGCAGTTAAAAAATCAGTTCCTGTTGTACGCTCGTACATAATATCTTCAAAAGGTGTTTTAACTTCGTAATTTGTCGTAAATGCTGAATTTTCATTGTCATAAAACAAATTGCCATACTCCTGGTTGTCGTTAAAATCTCTAAAATTTGTATTTAAAATATTATCAGATTTTTCGTGTTTAAAATCTAACTTTTTAAACAAATTTGGTTTTGCAATTTCTATATTCTCAGCCTCAACAAATTCAGTTATATTAATTTCATTGCCATTTTGATACCATAATTCAAGTGGTAAAAATTCAAATTCAGTTTCACTTGTTGGTATAATAACCATATTAAACATTTTAACTAATCCTGTAATAAAATCGTTTACCGTAATATCAGGAATAAATTTTTGAACATTTAATAAAGCTAAAGACGTAGTTGGTGTAGGTGTATATAATGCATAGCTATTTGTATAACCTGTATTTTGTTGAACAAATTCCACCATTAAATCAGTTTCAAAAGTGAAAGTTGTAAGCTCGTCACTATTTACAAAAATGGTAAAATTATAAGTATCGCTAAACGGCCCAACTCTATAAAAAAATGAACGATAACTAATATTTCCGCTTTGGTTTAAAAAAGAGGTGTAAAGCGTTCCGTTATTGTAAATATAAACATTGTAATTTGTTGAAGCGGTAGTTATAAAAAAATAAACTTTTTGACTCCAAACAGGGTCTAAATTTGTTGGAGGTCCTATAAAATTATAAAAAGGGACAAAGTTAATTGTTAAAGTATTATTTGGTAAAGGTAAACCCGTACTTCCATATTCTAAATTAGATTGTACTAACTCGGTTTTAGTACTCATTTCATCGCTATTTTTGCAATATAAATATAGCTTGCTAAATGTTTGACTATTTAAAAACTCTCCTGTAAAATTTAATCCGTAGGCTGATTGTATATATTCAAATATTTTTGAAATTTTTATTGCAGGAAATAATTCAGTATATTCAATTGCACCACTTAGCAAAGTAATATCATTGTCTATATTGCCTGTTTGATACTCAAATCGTCTTGTATTCCCAATTAAGGGGAACATTACGTCATATGAACCATAACCTAATAATTTTTGGGAAATTTCGTAAGATGAATATTCAAAATTTAATTCGTTGTAATAACTTAATCCGTTTGAATTTTTTAAACTATTTAATTTGTCCTCCTTAAATTTGTCTTTAAGTTGCACCAAATTACCTACGAAATTAATCGTATATGATTCTATAAAACCGTTTTTCTTATTGGCTTTGTCCATTGTAAACTTACCATCTCGAAAAGGAATAGTGTCAATCTCAATAAATCCAAAATACTTTATTCTATGGTCAAACGCACCGATTACATTTTGTGGCAAATCTAAATCAGTTTCTCCCACTGCCGATTCATACCAATGGCGCAAAACGGAGTTGTTATGTTTGCTCGCTGGTATTGTAAACGACTGCGAGTAATCAGTAAATAATTTACCGATATCATTAAAATTTTGAACGCTTGAGGTAACGCTGATTTTCTCGTCGTTAAATAACTCAATTCGGTGCGCTACTGGAACTCCCTCGGCATCGTCTACGTAAATATATAATTGAACATTTTGCATATTATACGACGTCGTTAATTAGGTTAAAAGAGTAATCAAACTCAATTGTGTAATTGATGTTTTTATCCTTCAATCGCGTTTTGAGTGCGGTCGATTTTGTCTTAACGTTTACAGGTTTATTGTCAAGTAGTACCGTCTCGCTTAACATTAAATCCGTGATCACGTTAGCAAAGTTCTCGTCAATCCAACCAGTGTTAAGTGTAACCGATTGTTTGCCTTTAAAATTGAACGATTGAAATTGATTTCGCAGCGGGTTATAATCCCAATTGTCGGGCAATAGTTGAAACGTTGAGTTTTCAACTTGTAAACTATTTGTTTGAGCTTTGAAAAATACAAGGAATTGCCACCCTCCGTATCGGTTTATAAATTCGCAAGTCACTGGAGTGTACTTCGCCTCGCAAATTGGTAGGAATGTGACCGTTGGTTGCAGCGTTCCCACAAGTTCGCTCTCGATTATAACATCGTTTCCGTAGTTATGGTCTGCAATTCCCGCGTCTTTTGCGGGTATCATGTACATATAAGTGTCCGCAGGGAAAGTATCGTCTAATAACACCTGAGTGCTTGATGTATTAGTTCGTCGATTTGTCCATTTTGCCTCGGTTAGTGACTCGCCATCATGCTCAATTAGTACGTTGAAGTAAGGCAAGTCGTCTTGGATTGTATCCTCGTTATAATATTGCTTAATATCGGGATTTGTTAGGTATGCGATTGGAGCCGTTGTCGTTTGATTTGCGCCACCTATGTAGGAGGTAAACCCATTTACACCAATGTAGTCAATCTCGCGTACAAGAACCCACGTTTTATCGATGGCCGTATTGTAATACCACTCCGCTCGAACGTACACCCAAATATCGTTTGACTCCTCGTGAGCGTAATCTCTTGGGTCAGCATCAATCGGCATGATTTTCTCAGCGATATATGGAGCGATATTGAAAATAATAGCCGTTTGCGTTGCCGATACGATTTTCTTTTCAAGTGTATAGGTCGCGTTCACTGGCTCGCCCTCGCCCTTATGCCAAACCCATATTTTTAACTGCGCCGCTACTTGGTCGCCCTCATCTACCTCGATAAAATATGGGCTTCTAACGTTTAATATTTTCATTTACTACGTATTTTAAAAATGATTCTAAGTCGAGGCCGTACTTCTCAGCTACCACCTCGTCAAATTGTTTGTATTCTAACTCAAAAGCCGAGCGAAAAAACTTCGTTTCGGGCGTTCCTGTTTTATTTATCGAGCGTGTTATCTCTGCGACCATCGATTTGCGGCTTGTAAATTGACCGCTTGCGCTTCGTGTGCCTTTGAGTCCTTTACGAACGACCCATTTATCAATAGCACCTGTTGACGCGTTGGCCTTGTATGGCGATTTTGGAGCCTTATTGCTTGACTGACTTCCTTTTGTTCCATAGTCCAATAGTTTCCAGTATGACTCAGCAAAGAAATCAAACTCCAACGAGTTCGGGTTTATCTTTGTTTTGAACGTGAGCGACCTTGACAAATTACCGCTTGCGTTATGGGTGCCATATTTGCCCCCTTGTTTTAAATTGTCCTGCGCTCGCTGAACAACTAACGCGCCAAAATCATTTAGGGCCTGTTGAACTATTTTAGTTTCCATCGCAGCACACTGAAAAATCGTCGTTAGGAATACTCAACTCAATATCGCACTTCCAACCGTCGAGCGCATTTGTGAACGCCATAAATATCGGCTGCAACGATGGCTCGTTTTGCAATTCGATGTCGTTGTCGTTGCGTCTCAAATTCATCTTAGTGATCATGTAGTTAAGTATAGCGTGGCAGGTGTTAAGGTTGTCGAGTTCGTTGTCGTTGCCCAAAAATTTGTCGTTGCCTCTGACCTTTGAGATATTGCGAATATCAACCACTGCCACCTCAAATACAAAAGTCACAACGCCATTACTAACGACTGACGATAGTACGTTGATATGAGCCAGTGGGAATATATTTTTTTTCACGTTGTCGATTATATCGGTGCCGTGAGTAATCGTGTTTAAAAGTGGTGCGCTTTCGAGCGTCGTTCTGATGTAATCTATTGCCTGATAAAATGCTCTCATTTCATTTGTTTTTTAATTTGTCTAGCTTCCTCTGCTGCCTCGTCGATTAGGTATGATAATAGCGTGAGTGATTCGTGAAGAGGCTCTTTTCCCACGTCTCGAATATGGATTTTAAGTTCACGTCCAATTCGTATAAATGATTGATACCACCCCCAGCGTTCTCCAAAATTTCCTCCAAATTCATTCCCTCCCTCGCTGCCTTGTCCTCCAAATGCAATAGGGTATTGCTCAACAATTCCTTGTTTAAAGTCCAAAAAAAAAGCATCGAACCAACCACAATATCCATTGTGACATCCTTATAAAAATCTGCCTTGCTTTCGTCCCCAGTGTATTCCTCGATTTCATAAAATTCTCCCGCTTTACGTTTAATAGGTCTATATAATACCGACATCAATAGCGGTATGTTGTCATCGTTTCCGAGTAGCGTGTCAATTGTCGCATGTTCGCCGATTGATATCTTATCAAAGTTTGGAATAAATCCGTAGTGTACGCCGTTCATTTTAAACGTGCGGACGAGCTTAGGCTTTTGATCCAAAACTTTTGCAAGAGTTTCAATAATATCAGTAAAATCATTAACAGGAATTTTCATTACATCGGCAACGCTGAGGTTGCAAAATATAGCTACCATTTGAATACAAACAAAGGTCTCATCGTCCTGGTTGTCTTTTAATACCTTCTGATATCTCGCATATTGCGACAATTTAATCTCGCTTAGCGATGTTGGAATTACTACTCTCATACTTATATAACTGATTTTTGTTGTTTTGTTTATTTTTTAAGTGAAATTCACTTTTTGTATTTGATTTTCACACCCTCTCGGGTACGCTTTGTACCCTCTTGGGTATGCTTTGTACCCGCTTAGGTACAAAATTTGGAAAAATTCATGCAGTTGCCCTACGTTATGATAACATTTCGCGATTTTCTTATCGATAGGCCCATCATTGCAAAGTATCTAAGTGCATCGATGGCGTGGTTATAGTCATCGATTGGTCGGTTTAACTTTTTGCCTGTCTTGTCAGTGTCCCAACTGTAATTGCGTAGCTCTTTGATTAAGTTAGTGCTTGACTTTGTGACAAGTATCTCCTTTTGTTGCAATACCGATATCCCGAAATTGATTGAGTCGGCACCTTTTACAACTGGTTTAATGTTAAATCCTGCTCGGCGTATCTCCTCGATTGACTTTGGCTCGGCTGAGTCTGCCCAAATCGGTAGGCGTTTGTCTTGTTTCATTAATCGAATGATATCCGAGTTTAAAAGTGAGGTCGAGTAAATCAATTCATCTGCGATTATTTTACCATTGTACTCGTATATGGCGATCATTGCAGTTGGATCGTTTGAGTAACCGAAATCGAGGCCACAACCTAAGAATTTTGCCTCAGCTGGGATTGTATCTATTTGTTCCCAATTCGGGAACACAACGCCCTCAAGTGATCCGAGTTGACCTAAGCCGTAAACGTTATACCAGTTCGCCCAAAAAGTTGAGGTCTTTGCTTTCTCTTTTGCTTTGAGAATAAAATTTAGGGCCGACTCAGGGCAAGCCTCGTTGTCCTCGTAGTTTACAATTAAAAAATCGACGTCGTGGTCATTCATTAAATCGGTGTGAAACCAAAACTCGTTGACAGGATTCCAATCCAAATAAACTCCTTTTTTAGTACGTGAGGCGAGTTCGGTGTAAGCGTGGAAGGTCATATTATTTGCCTCGTTCATGTACAAATAGTCACGTCTTGCGCCTCGAAGCTTTGAGTCGTTCTCTGCGCTAAAAAATTCGATGGCTGAGTTGTTGGCAAATGTGTACTTGAAATCGGTCGCGTTCCATCGGTTTGGATTCCATCGGCCTGTCAATACCATTATTTTTTTAAAGTCTTTTATTGCCCCTCTTTTGAGGTGGGGTATCGACTCCGCTACAACCGAAATCTCGAGGAGTTCGGTCTTGCAGCATAAGTCAATTAGTATTGGAAGGATTCCGAAGGTCTTGCCCGCTGAGGTGCCTCCTTGTATTCCTTTTGTAAATTTGGTAAGTCCTAAGACTTTATTTATTACTGTTGTCCGTACAAACATCGGGGAAAAGTGGTTGCTCTTGGTGTGTTGTGATGTCTTGATACACTCGGTCGGAGTACTTCTTTGGGTGCAATTTTGCAACAATCCATTTGCGAGCGTCGATTTTAAGTCGGTCTCTTTGCACTACATTCGCTCCAGTGAAGGGTGTATGGTCTTCGTCGGAGTGATCAGCGATGTCAATAATGTCCTCAAAGATAACGTCAGCTCGGATTTCGCACGCGCGCACGTATCTTTTTGCTTTGTTTTCGTCTGCTTCCAACCACTGGTAAAACGTTGCAGTACTTGGGAACTCTTTACGTCTTAAAATCGAGATAAGTGAGTTTCCTTGCTCAATCTCGTATAGTATATCGTTGAAAGTATCTTCGATTTGTTCTTGTGAGTATGCCATAATTTATTTTTTTTTTAAATCGTCGTCAAAAAACATTCTACCGATTGCGGTCATGTTGTCGGGCAATAATTTATGTGTATGAATAGAAAAACCTCTATACTCTTTTAGTTTGAGTATATCGTAAAGGTTGGGTGCAAGCCAAAGCTCATTGTGTGTAACGTCTTCGGGTTTATTATCGATTAATTTGTCTAAAAAATCAACCAACAAATAGAATTCCTCTTGCTTTTGTTTTTTCATTGATTTTGTCGACTTGCTCCTGGTTGTTGTCATAGTGTTCCTTTATGTTGTATTTGATTACAAACGACCATTTGTCTCGGCCGTTGGTGTAGTAAATTGTATCGATACCTAAGTTTTCGGCGGTTGCCTCCAAGTCGCTATTATCGTCAGCAATATTGCGAGCAGTAAGTATACGAACATCTTTGCCATCGCTTATAAATTTAGCGGCCATCTCCTTGCCTTTTTTGGTTGAGAGTGTCCCATCGTAATCAAAACTAATTGGCATAATTATACAATTTGTATAAATCCTTAATTATTTGCTCATGTACTTTGGAGCAGGTTGGGCAATTGCTATTGTCAAGACCAAAATAATTGAGATATAAGGCGTTTAAATAGATCACGTCGTCCAAGTTTAACTCGGTACGCTTTGCGTCGAGTACACGCTGTCCTTTAAGCTCAAGGAAGGTTTTAAACGATTCTTTGTCTTCTACTGACATCTCGCTTTTAACTCTTTTAAAGTTAAATAAACGATTCAGTCCGAATTGTCGCTCTTTGCATCCTTGACAAGGCTCAATCCCAACTGAGTTGGTGATATTAGCGATAACATCGCCTAAGCCTTGCATTTCTTTTTTAGTCCTTCTTTTTGCCATTTATTTTAGATTTGACCATCTTATTTACTCGATGGATAGTTTGTAAGTGTATGCCTGTTTGACGGCTAAGTTCACGCTGACCGACCAAAGTTGAAAGTTCAAACATTGTGCGTTCATACCAGGTTAACCCTTTCATAAGTTGAAAGTAATCCACTGGCTCAATGTATTCCGTATCCTCAATCTCTATATTACTAAAATCAACTATTATATCCTTTTGACTTTTAGTATAGTCATAAAATAAGTTCCTTAATACTGTATAAATATACCCTTCTTTTATTAGATTGGTATTTTGATACAATTTAAGATACATTTCCTGTACTAACTCATCCGCTAAATCCTTGTCTTTGCATATTTGAAAAGCCATCTTGCGCCATTGGGCATCTTTTTTGGCTAATTCCTCGAGCATTACAGGGTCATAGGATTAAAATATTCCGATAAAAAAAGCAATAGGGCTTCATTATTCTCAACATAGTAGACCGTCCCTTGCACTACGATACAAATCTCGCTTTCGTTCTCGATCCAGTAGCCGTTGATTGCGTCAACCATTACCCGAAACTCGACAAAGCTCCCGCCCATTCCAAGATCGTCGTCCTCTTGTTCAAGCCACATTTGTGTACTTATAGTGTGCGGTTTTACCATATCGCTACAAACCTACTAAATATTTCGATACCAAACTACTTTTTATCTCAATTATTTCTCCTGTATCTATATAACGGCAAAAAGCCGTATTGTAACAAAGTCCGCTTATATAAAACTCACGCCCTTGCTTATTGATATGTATAGGTGCGCTTATTGGCACCTCAAGGCCTTTGTATATTTTTGAGCCTGCTCTCATTGTTTAGGATATTTTTGTTAATATATTTTGATCTTTTGTTAATTCAAATTCATTGTAGTAGTTTTTACCCTTATTTGAATCCCTGCATTCATAACTTATAAAATTATCCTGTAACCAAATAGAAGTCACAATCATTGGATCTTGGTCTTTATCTAATTTGTAATAAACTATTTGCCCTATTTCAAATTCAATGCTAATTGTTTTCATCTTGATTGTCTTTAAATATTTTAAACCATCTATTGAAACACATATCTTTATCATCAATTCCTTCAACATCGCTACCATATCCAAGAGTGAATCCTACCTTAAATGCTTTTTCTAAATCTTCCCCAGTATAAAATTGTTTTTGTTTTTCAATCTCTTGTTTAGGTTTACAATCACAACTCCCCATTGTACATCTACTTGTAAAATCATAAGGGCAATCAAGTCTTTGTTCTTTCATCTTATTTGTTTTAATAAATTTCTAATTACAACATTTTTTACATTGAATTAAACCTGCTTCTATAAAAAGTTCTGTAGCATATACCTTATCTTTTGTAAACCCACAAGTATCACAATAGTTATGTGTGAATAATTTTTTAAAGAAATTAAAAATTTTTATCATTTTATTTGTTTTTAAATGTTTCGTTGTAGTATTGTTCTGTGTCATAATATTTCACATAAAAATCTGTTCTTTGTGCGTTATCACAAGCATCAATAATCTGTTGCTTTTCAATTTCTTTGGCTTGTTCAAATAAATCAAAATATTCTTTAGATATTTTTTCGGGTAAATGAATCCAAAACCATTCCACTGCTGTTTGTTTCATATTATTTGTTTTTAAATTTTAGTTTTGTCTCATGGTGTATTATTTCGCGGTCGAGGTAGTGCATCGCTTTGCGTAAATCGTCAAGGTGCGCGCCTTTGCGTCTAGCCCTTACGATATACTTTACTGCATTACCCTCGTTAAAATTAAGTTCGTAGTCTTTGATTATATCAATAACATCGTATTGCTGCTGGTTGTCGTAGTGTTTTGGTGTCATAGTAGTTCGATTTCTTGTTTTATGTCTTCCCAGTGTTTTATACCTATTTTATTACCGCCCCAACAAAGATTTAATATCTCATCAACTGCAATTAAAGCGCATTGTTTTGCTCTATCTAAACAATCTTCTTGCCCTAATTTCCATTGAACGCTTGGGTAAAATTTATATACTAATTCTTTTGCTTTCTCTTTTGGTGTCATATTATTTAAAATCAGTTTCAAAGTCAGTCCAAATCTTTACAATCGCTCCTGCGGCTTTTAGTTCCTCGATGCGCAGCTCTTGAATAGGCGATAGCTTCCCGCCTTCGCGTTTCACTTCTATAAACATCGCCTTGCCGTATTTAATTGCCAGCAGGTCGGGAATGCCGTTGGTCGATGTCTTAATTAGTTTGGTCACATACCAACCGCGCTCAATTAGTTTGCGTTTAATGTTAGTTTGTATTTGCTGCTCGGTCATAGCTTACTAATTATGTAATGGAATAGCTTAATTAAATTCGGCCTAATCATTTCGTATATTACAAAAATTAGTATGTATTTCATAGGTCAATAATCAAATAAATTTGCTTATATATAAAACAAACACCCCTCAATTGACCGCCAAGTGCAAAAGAGAGGTGTTGTTAGTTGTGTGTTTTCTCTTGGCGGTCGTCAAATATAATTAAAGTTTTTTAAATATCGCAAGTGTGAAGTCTTTTTTTTGTTGCACGGTCTTATAAATATCGTATTCGATGCCGCCTTTTGAAAATATCCAAAAGACCTCGTTTTCTTGTCGCTGCATTGTGGTCATTCGATCACGGCTTTGCCAGTAACTCGTAGCACTAAAATCAATGTTATAGTAAACCAAATACTTTGCGTTTTTTAAACTGACTCCCTCGCGGCCGCTGACTATTTGTAAAGCGATATTTTTATCGGTTGCGTCAAACTCCTCGACTGAATTTGTCAAGTAATCGGCTCCAAATACTTGCAGCAGCGCGTCCCATTCGGCCTTGAATTTATAAAAGATTGCGATTTTCTCGCCTTGAAACTTCTCCTTTATAAACCTGGCCTTTGAGTCGTCAATTACTTTGCTGGTGCCGTCCTCAAACTTACAAGTCCCGCTT